TTGAGTTTGAAGTGAGGAGGGGCCGATGAAGGAACGCGACGAACTATACCGATTACTGATGGAGGACGTGAGGGCCCGCACCTCGTGGGAGGAGCGGCAGCGTCTTTGGTATGAGATGCGGCACGGCGGGCTTCGCCGAAAGAAGAAACTTCCTTGGCAGGCCGACCTCCACTACCCGCTGGCCGACTCGCTGATCAACAAGCTCAAGCCCTTTTATTTCCAGCAGGTCTACGGCAACGAACTTGCCGCCACCTTTATCCCGATCAACGACCAAGCCGACGAGGCTTTGGCTCGCCAGATGAGCATCTGGTTCGATCACCAGATCAAGCAGCGTTCCAACTTTGAGCAGGAGGTGCTGACCTCCATCGACCACACCCTGACGCAGGGGTTGGGCTATCTGAAGATCAGTTGGAATCAGGACAAGAAGACCGTCCACTTCGATGCCATCGATCCGATCAACATCATTTTACCCTACTACACCACCGACCTCTCCAAGGTGGAGCGCATCTGCCACGTCATGCAAATGAGCATGGATGCCTACCGCGCCAACGATCTCTACGATCAGGAGATCCTGCCCAAGATCAAGGGCAGGGAGTCTGAGGGCGCGCGCGCCACCACTTTCGAGGACACCAAGTTCCGCCGCGAGGGAATCACCGTAGGGACGGAGTCCGATCAGGTGGTCGTGTGGGAGGTGTATGAGCGGACGGCTGACGGCAAGATCATGGTCCACACGTTCTCGCCCGTTGCACCTGAGCACGATATTCGCCCGTCCTTTGAACTTCCCTACAAGCATGGGGAGGTTCCGTTTGTCTCGTTCTTCACCGAGATCAAGGACAAGGGGATCTATTCCAGTCGCGGGATCTGCGAGATGGTTGCGCCGTTTGAGGCTTTCCTTTGCAAACTGCTTAACGAAAAAGCGGACGCGATGACCCTTTACAATCGCCCGCTCTTCCGTTGCGAGCAGGACATTCCCAACACCAACAATCTTCGCTTTGGTCCCGCCACCATCCTGCCCGTGGGCGTGGCTCCGGTTCCCATGCCGCAGCCGCCGATCAGCTTCGATCAGGAAATGATCAACCAGCGCATGATTGCGGAGTATCTGACCTCCATGCCCGACTTTGGTCTGGTCCAGCAGCAGAACTCCAAGAACGCCCGCACGGCCACCGAGGTTTCCCAGATCGGGGCCATGATGGGCCAGAGCACGGATTTGCGGGCGCGGATTTTCAGGCTGAGCCTCGGCAGGGTTTACAGGCAGGCGTACGCGGTCCTTTGCCAGTTCGCCCGCAAGGAACTTAATTATCTTTATGCCAACAGCTACAGGTCGCTACCGGAACATGCCATCGGGGATCACTACGACGTGATGCCCAGCGGCAGCGCGGACGGGGTGAACAAGGCGGTTCAGTTTCAAAAGGCGGTGGCGCGGATGCAGCTCTTTCAGGGTAACCAAATTGTTGACCAAGTCGGTCTGGTTCGCTCGGTCCTTGAGACCGATGATCCTTCCTTGGCTACCAAGCTGGTGCTTGATCCCGCCACCCGCCAGCTTTCGCAGGGCGAGGAGCAGTCGATGGAGAATCTGGTCATGGAGCAGGGCGTGCCCGCATCCGTGGACGCTTCCGACGACCACCTCGTCCACATTCAGGTCCTGCTCAACCGCATCCAACAGCTCGAGCAGATGGGCGGGGGATTGCCTCAGGCCCAGCAGCTCTACGCGCAGCATCTGGAAGCCCACCTCCAGTACCTTGGCCTTCGGGACAAGAACACGGAGCGGGCCCTTCGCAAACAGATCCGCGAGCTCGCCAAGCAGAAGGAAGCCCAGCTTGCCCAAGGTAACTCCACCACCATGGGGGCCATGTGACTTGGATCAGGAATAAGTTGCAAGCACTCAAGCTGGCACTAGATCTGCATCGCCATGTCAAAACAGGAGGCGTACCCGATTGGACACCCGAGGACTCCGGAGAGCTATCCCGATTTCTCGGCTCTCCGTCTGGCAGGAAACTTTGGATTTTGCTGGGTCAAACCATTGAGCGGCGCGCTATCGCAGCCTGCACTACAGGCGGTTCTGCTCACGATGCTGGCAGGGTCGTTGGCTTTCGTGAGGCACTCGCTGTGATTGAGTGGATGAAAGCCGAAAAGATTGACGATGAAATTTCCCTGAAGGGAGACGTTGAGGGCGTGTCTTCCTTATTTGAAAGGTATAGCCCTTAACAACACGGGAGGGATAACCCGATAACCCTATGGCAACGACAGCCGAAACCAACGAGGTGAAACCGGACGTTTCACCAGCACCCGAAACTGAGGGCGACATCACCGAGGCACAGCTTGTGGATATGCTCCGCGAGATGGACGGCTTAAAGCCGCTATCCCGCAGCGCGTCCCCCGAGCCCGCGCCGAAGGAGGAAGCCAAGGCGGATTCCGACCCATTGCCCGCCGATGGGAAGTCGAGTGCAGTCGAGTCCGAGCAAAAGCAAGAGGCCAACCAGCCTTCGCCTGTCGCGAAGGAAGCGGAGGCCAAAGAAACAGGTGACATTTCCCCCAAAGGGGAGGCCGCAGAACCCGCGAAAGAGCAGGTGGCGGACACGAAGGAAGCCAAGATTGAGGGAAGGCTTGCCAAGGATCAGGCGCGTCTTGCCGAGAGCTGGAAGAAGCTTGAGGAAGAGAAGGCGGCGGTTCGCAAGCAATCCGAGGAACTGAAACTTGCCAAGGAGAAAGCCGAGGAGGAGGCCATCAAAAGCGTGGCCCCAGACATGAGCAGCTCCCCCGAAGACCTGCGCCGCTACGCGCGCGACTGGGAACAGGAAGGCAAGGATGAGGTTGCCAAGGAAGCCCGCAGGATGGCCGACCAGATCGAGAGGGCCCAGAAGCTCAAGGCCGAGCGCGACGAGCGTTTGACCAAGGAGCAGAACGAAGTCAGGGCCACCAACGCAAGGCGTTTGTTGGAGGACAATCCGGACCTGAAGAATCAGGAAAGCACCCTCTACAAGGCGTTGACGGAGATCATCAACAATCAGGATGCGGAGCTAAAGGACTTCTTTGCCAAAAGCCCGCACGGATTGGTTTACGGAACGCAGATCGCCAAGATGAAGATTGCGGCGGAGTCTGCGGCCTCTCTCCAAGAGGAGATTGTCACCATTAAAAAAGAGAACGAGGAGCTGAAGAAGAAGCTCAGCCTTGGGTCGTCCACAGGCTCCAAGCCCGCCAAGGGCAAGAAGGAGTTTGAGGAGATGGATTACAAGGAGCAGGAATCATTCCTGAAGAAGATGCTGTCTGAATCAGAATCCGTTCTCGCAGGAGTATAACGAATCATGGCACAGATGAAACTGACCAATCCTGCTTCGCTCGGGAATTATTTTCAGCCCGTTCTGTCGAAGCAGTTGATTGATCGTATTAGTGAAACCCTGCGCCTCAACACGCTCGCCCAGCAGGTTGACCTGCCGAAGAATCTCGGTTCAAAGACCGTAAAATTCTTTCAGTTCAACGGCACGGCGGATGCGTCCGAGGTGCAGACTTTAACCGAAGGAACCCCGATCAGCACGTTCCGCGAGCTCGGCCTCAACAGCGTTGAGGTGAGTCTCACGCAATACGGCGAAGCCCTCAATGTGTCCGACTTATTGTCGAACCTGAGCCTCTTCAACGTTTTGCAAGAGGGCGTAAAATTGCTAGGCGAAGATGCGGCCCTCAAAGCCGACAATCTCAGCCGCGCCGAACTGATCTCTGGAACGGACGTTGCTGGCAACAGCACCAAAAAGCGTTACGGACAGGGTTTGGCGAACTTCGCTGCGGTCGATGCCGCAGCCGCGTCCGCCGCCTTCATTGATGCCGAGGATCTGCTTGATGCATCCACGGAACTTAAGGCCAACAAATCCAACCCCCTCAACGGGAAGTTCACGGCTCTCGTGCCGCCTCAGGTGGCGCGCGACCTGTTCCGCGATACCGACTTCTTACAATCGGTCTATCGCAACCCGACGAGCGGCGTGGGTTCGCTGTACGCTGGAGAATTGGGGACTTTTTACGGTCTCCGTATCATCGAGCACACGAATCCGTGGATTGAAGGAACTACCGAAGGAACTTACTCCGCCGCTGGTTCGATCTACAGCACTATCGTGCTGGGTGAGAACGCGTTCGGCGTGGTGAAGCTCTCCGGAGATTCGCCCTTCAGCCCGAAGGTCACCGTACTGACTCAGGCCGATAAATCGGACATCCTTAACCAAACGGTCAAAGCTGGTTATAAAGCTTATTATGCTGCGAAGCTAATGAACGCCAAGCGGGCCGTCGTGGTCAAGTCGAAGAGCCGCTTTACCGCTGCCTCCTAAGTAGTGGGTGGGAGTCTGATCATCGTGGTTGGTGAACAGGCGGGAGGGGGGAGCAATCCCCCCTCCCAGCTCCCTATTCCGCAAAAGGAAAATATGGAAAACAAAGCAGACAAAGTTATTGCCAAGGTTCCCGCGTCCATGCTTCCGGAGGAAACATCCGTTGGAAGCAGGTTTGAAATTAGCGGAGTGATCGACGGAATGGATGGCGACATGGCCACGGTCCGACTCGAGAGCTTCGAGATGGAAGAGCAGGCCGAGGAGCAAGTTACCGAAGAGGATGCCCGAAGCGCGGCCATGCAGATGGACGAACAGATGGGCTACATGGGATGACCTATGCCCATCTATCTCTACGAGACTGACAGGGGAGAGCTGGTCCAAGAGATCCGCTCGGTGGCCGATAGGGATAAGGGTCCCATGCGGAGACGCATGGCCGCTCCTTATGTTTTCAAGGGCCATCCTGATCCGAGCACCACGGAGCAGGGGGCTAAACGATTTTACAAGCAAGCCGAGGAAAAGGGGAGACTACGCAGCCGTAGGTACTCCAAGAACAAAATCAAACAAATCTGGGGTTGGTAATTTATGCCTAGCGTAAAAGAAATTTATCAGAAAATTGACGATGTAAGGATTGAGGCGGATTCGATCAATCTGAACGTGGACGGGGTTGAGGCTCTCCTTGGCACCGCCCAAGCCGATCTGGCCCTGATCAAGACGGACGTGGATG